GGCTAATGATGCGTAGTAATTTGTGCCGTCATAAAAGACGCTAATGATATCAATTGCGCTTGCTGCTGTTGATAGTGTAGCAGTGCCACCAGCAAATAGCATTGTTGATGTTAATAAACGACTGCCTGTTGCGTCCTGTTTAACAATAACTGTTAACGATTGGCCTGCTTCTGGTGCAGTAAACGCACTGAATGTAACATCGCCAGTTAAAGTAACTGTTTGGACATTGCCGTTAGCTACGTCTGGGGTGATAGTTGCACCGTATGTTAATGCAAAGTTTGTTTCTTTATAGTTTGCTAACTGGATGTCTGATACTGTATTACCTTGCCCGTCTAAACCACCACCAAGCTGAGGACTAGTATCAGCTACCACGCTTTCGATTTTGTCTGTGTTTAAGTTTGTAAAGTTAGCATCAGCTTCTACAGTTGTTAATGCTGCGCCCTTGCCAATACGAGTGACTATGATAGCCATCTATTTTCTCCTAAGTAATCAAATAAAAAGGTGCCCCGAGAGACACCTTTTCTATAAAACTAAGCTAGAATTAAGCCAAGCTAATAGTTAAATTTCCTGCACTTACTTGGAAAGTGTCGCCATTGTCAATTGTCTTTGAAGTTGTAACTGCACCCCAAAACAAAACGTTACCAGCTGTTGCTGCGTCTAAAATTGCAATATGCGTAATTGTTCCAAATGGCGCTGTTGCAGTGGTAAAAGTAACAGTTGCGTCTGTTGATGCTGAACCACCCGCTGCTGGCGAAAAAGTAAGTGTTTCACGAGCGTATGAACCACCCGATACTTCGTCAGTTACTGTGCCTGCTTCTAAGTTTACTGCTGCGTTAGTTGAATCGTTAGTAAACAATCCAATGTAAATCGTAGCTGGTTGTGTATAAGCTGTGTTGCCCAATACGTGGTCTAAAAGTTCGTTCTCTAAAAAATTTGATGCTGCTGACATGAGTAATCTCCGTTGTTGTCATTGTTTGTTACTATTTGTAGTAAGTATTTAGCCAAATCTTAAATAATCATTAAAAAAAGGCTAAAAAAGGTTAAAAAGTTTGTTTATGCTGCTGTAACGTCGTCTTCAGTGGTTGTAACAGCGTCAAGTCCGTTAAAGTGTAATAATAAAAATGTGCTTAAATCATCAACAAATTGTGCTGTTGGCACTGTAAACGATGCTCCAGTATAACGCGCAACGTCTGATATTCTAAACTCGTCTATGTTGCCTCTAACAGTATCTGTTGGGTCTCCAATCGGTCTGTCTGGATAACCACCAACACCAACTGGTCCCACTATCTCTCCACTAAATGCGGCGGTTGTTGATGCAACACTAATACCGTCGACATAAAGTGATGTTGTGGTCCCTTCTCTAACCAAAGCAATGTGCTGCCATGTGTTAGTCCCGACAACGCCGGCTGCTGAAGTTAATACCGGGGCTGCACCAGTTAAACCGTCAACTGCATTGATTGTTCCATTATCTGTAGCATAAACTTGCGGACCGCCTGTGTTAAACGCTGGAGCAAATATAAACTCTGCTGGTGCTATGCCGCCGCCTGCTGACTTAAATCTAGTCCAACATTCTATAGTATAGTCGCTGCCTTGTGTATCAAACAATAAGTCGCCTGTTGCACAACTCCACACGTCATCAACACCGTCAAATAGCGCACTAGCAGTTCCGAACTGTTGATATTGAGTATCAAGCTGTGCATCGCCTCGTGCTGTAATAGTTGCTGGTGGTCGTTGTGGGTTACCTTCTATCACAGTAGTAACAGTTGCTAACGTTGATACAACCGACATTGCAATATCGAACAATGTTACTCTAACTGGGCATGTTCCCCAAACTGGCTTATTTGGTTCTGTTAATGCACTGTTAATAGCAAACCTAACTGGCTCTACAGTGTTAAAGGTAACACACCATATATTCAAGTTTTGGTTAAACACTGTTGCACCGTTAAACATGTCTGTCATGTTAACAAAGCCACCGCCGTTGTCAACTACCCAGTTATCAATTGGTTGGTTAAATGCAATAGCGTCTTGGAACATACCGCCAAACTCTTCAACTAGCGACACGTCCCAACTGTTAAGTGGTTGGTTAAAAACTGTTGCGCCCCTAAACATTTCACCAGCGTTTGTTACTGTTGACATATCCCAAGTATCTAACGGTCGATCAAATGCTATTGCATCTCTAAACATGCCCTGGGTGCTTAATACCCCATTCATATCCCAATTATCAATTGGTTGGTTAAAGTCTGTTGCGCCGTCAAACATTAATGATGTGTCGCGATTATCAGTTGTGATCCAAGTATTCAACGGTTGGTTAAAGTTTATTGCGTCGATAAACATAAACCTCATTGTCTGCACGTTTGAAACATTCCACCCACTAATATCTCTATTGAACGCTGTTGCGCCCCTAAACGTGCCCTCTGTAGTAGTAACACTCTGAGTATTCCATGCATCAAGTGGCTGGTTGAACAATACAGCTCCGAAAAACATATTGCTTATGTTTCTAATAGCTATTACGTCCCAGTCATTAAGGCTTTGATTGAACGCTGTGGCGTTTCTAAACATACCCTGCATGTTAACTGGAAACGATGTTTTAAATGCCCATAAAGACAGTGGCTGATCATAACTTGCATTATCAGCAAACATAAATCTCATGTCCTCTACTAATGTCACGTTCCAATCATTGAGGTCCGAATTAAATGGTGTTGCTCTAAACATGGCTTGCATAGTAGTAACATTGGATGTGTCCCACACTCCGACTGGTTGAGTAAACGACGATGCCCCATTAAACATATTGCTCATGTTAGTTACTGATGTTGTAACCCAGCTATTAAGTGGACGATTAAACAATGTTGCCCCAGCAAACATATTCTCAAATGTTGTTACGTTTGACACATCCCAAGTATTCACAATGCCAGTAAACACTGTAGCTCCATCAAACATAAAGCTCATGTCGTTAACGTTAGTTGTGTTCCAAGTTGAAAGATTTTGACTTACGTTTCCACAGTTGTTAAACGCTCTGGTCATAGTAGTAACATTGGTTGTGTCCCAGTTACTGATATTATCATATGCTGTATTAACTGCAACATTATCACTAAATGCGTAACTTAAATCGGTTATTGTAGTGGGCATTTTTCTTGGTAACGCTGTTAAGTTACTAGCGCCGGTAAACGCTCCACTAAGTGATTCCATTCCGCTATTATTTAAAAAGCTTTTAACTTCAACAAGCCACAGTGGATCTGATAAGCCAGCCGAACCGTTGTCGACACCGAACCCGTATAATACTGGCCCTGAAATAGTTACTTCGAACAGTCCTGGACTGCCGTAGTCTTTGAATACATTAAAGATATTATTAACTGGGTTCCCGAGGCTAGTTACAGTTTCGCTAGTGCCATCGCCCCAATCTATAATAACGTCTATTGGCCCGTGCAAGCTAACTGACGTGCCGTAATTGTTGTAAGTTTCGAATGATTTTGCAGTGTCAAACAATAATACGAGGTTTGCTGGGTTAATATCAGCAACAAGTGTAGTAACTGCGGCTAACGTAGTGTCCCCTGGTCCTTTATTTTTATCACCAATTGTAACAGTGTTAAACTCAGCAACAATATCAGCTTCAAAAATACGTGCTAACGTGTTATCAACATCAATCGACGCTACTGCGGTAATGATAATTGGATCATTAAGCGTAACAACAACACCTTCAACAGCCATACTAGCTACCATATCTAACTGTGCGTCAAACTGCTCAATAGCACCAATGGTTGCATCTATACTAAACGAACTAGCTATGGTTGCATTGGCTAGCTCAACAGCTCCAACAATACTAAACAAGTTTGATGAAACACTAAGCTGACTTTCACCGCTGGCAGTGTAAATTGGTGCTATTAACGAAGCAAAAACACTAGCTGGGGTTGATGTAAATTGTTCAATAGCCCCTGTAATTAATGTAATCGTTGATGTCATTGAGAGAGCAGCAACGGCTTTCTTTGCTGTTCTAATAGATGATATTATTTGTGCTGGTGAGACGAATCCGTTACCATTGCCTGATATATCTTCGGAGAACCCCGCCTCCACTGCAAATGAATATGAAGCACCTTGAGCAAATGGTAATGATAGTTTACTGAAGTCAATTCTAACTTCGGTTGGATACGGGCAATCTAGTGTAAACGTTGGCCGTAATGTTGCAACACCTCCTAAAAACAAAAACTCAGTAATTGTAGTTTGGTTGCTTACTATTTGTAACTGTGCTGCACTTTCGACTAACTTACCACCGTTTACAAAAATGTTTGGCTGAACTGTTAGTTGTGCTGTATAATTAGTATCACCGACAAAAAACGGCCAAGCTACTAATCTCGTGTTATGGTAAAGTTTGATATCAAACTGTTTTATAGCCATCTGTTAATCCTTATGTAAATGTAACTGCTGGGTCGTCTGCCGGGATTTGGCCAACTAAAGCCCCACTCTCGTCAAAGACATTAATATTCGTTTTGCCTGGTGCTGACGGACGATCTAAATTAAATGCAACTGTTGCGTCTCCTAAATCACCATCAGCTGGATTATAAACAACCGGGCTAGTAGTTACGCCATCAGTTGTCCAAGTAATTGCAGTGCTTGATGAAATAGCTGCTATGCTTTGTCCGTCACAGCCCGAGTCAAGCAATGCACCAGCGTTTATTGTGACATAGTATCTAGTGCTTTGCTTAAACTCGCACGTTGGGTTAAGTGTTAGTTTGTTGCTCGATATAACAACTGTATCAGCACCATAGTTGTCTGACGCAAATGTTGCAGCAACATCAAACCTTTGATGTAAGTCACCACTGATAGCATCGTAAATGTAAACGTATGCTGGCGCTGTTCCTGCTTCTATTGGACGAGTAAAAAATAACTCTACACTAGACCGAACATTAACTTTTAACGTTTCGCTGTCGTCAAACGGATATGAACACGTTCTAAACAAACTAAATTCTAAATTACTAAATGAATTAAACGCAAAGCTTTGAGCTACTAAACTGTCCTGTGGCGTAATATAAGATGTGCCCACGCTTGCTGGTTCTAGCACTTGATTGTCGCGTATAGTAACAAATGCGCCAGCGGGGATGTCTACTCGATATTTAGTGTTTGGCGTCAACCCATTTAATACTCCAAACTCGGCAGTTGCATCAGTAACGGTAGCTGCTGTAACGTTGAATGAAAATGCTGGTGTATTTGTGTTAGTATCAACTACTACTACGCTACCTGACCCGGCTGCAATTGGTTCGCTAAATGTTATACTCAACGTGTTACCGGACGGACACGCTGCCTCCGGTGTAAACTCAATAACGCTGAGTCTAGTAGTGGCAGCTGGGCTATCTGGTGTATACGGCACTAATGATGATGGCGTTAAACACGTCTCTGGATATGGCTCTTCGTTAACTGGCGCAACGGTAAAGTTCCAAACACCCGGGTCGTCAATAGTTTTAGTAGTCACTGGTCCAAAAGTTATTAGTCCACTGTTATATGTAACGTAGTAATCACAGCCCAATTCGCGTGGTGCAAACGGCACTTCAACTACATCATTAATAATAAGCAAATCGTTTGCACTTACTGCTTCAACTAATACACCGTTTGATTTATAAAGATTTACAAATCCAGCTCCAATTTTATATGCCGCATTTAGTGGGATATCTGGACCAATGCCAACACCACCTTCGGGGACGCCACGGTTAAGTTCAAGCCTCATGTAATACGGGCCTGTTCGTGGCACCTCTGATACTACCGAACAATCAAGTCCAACTATACCAATGTCTGGCGGACAACTTTCTGCAATAAACAAAAATGGATCAACGGCTGCTATTACTGGCGGTTCTGGTGGGTTAGTTGGGTCGCCGTGTATAATATTAAGCACGTCACCGGTTAGTGTAACAGTAATGTCATCACCAACAAAGTTTAATATGCTTGCTACTGAGCTAACCAAAACTCCGTTGCCCTGAACACCAATAGTGCCAGTTTCACCTGGCGGGCCTTCACTTCCTAAATTACCAGCAGTTGCATCTCCAACGAGGTCAACACCAGTAGTAGTTTGGAACACTTCAAATATCTTATCAAACAAGCCACCAATGCCTGCATCGCCCAATAGTAAGTTGTCTAACAATTTAAGCAGTTCGGTTAATCCAACAGCTAGTAGTAAGCCACCAAGTCCGTCATCAACTTGTGTAGTTGGATCAATACGTTGTGTTGTTTGAGCACTAACAAAGTTAGTAATGTCACTTGGATCACTAAATGGTCCAGCAGTAAAGTCGTTTACTGCTCGTGTCTTCAATGTAAAGTTAATGTCACCAATAGTATCATAGTCTAATATAACCTGTTCGTTAAAGCTAAAGTTACCACCGCCAGCTGGGCGCTGTAATGAAATTAAATTATAGTTGCGAGATGATTCAGCAATGCCAACATCGGTGCTTACCCAAAACTCCAACCCTTCAACAACACCTCGTGGTGGCGTAGTTGACGTTGCTACAAAGCGTGGTCTAGCTGCTGCTTCAAACTTAACAATAGTCGGTGTGCCTGGCTTACCAATGTCACCAATAGTAACAATGCCGTCCGAGTTACTTCGTGTAAAGCGGCTTAAGTCAGTTGTGTCATAAACGTTTGCATCATACTCTAATGCTGTGATAGCTATTGTAATAGCACCATCTTCGTCTTGCTGTTCGGACAAAGTAATAACTCTAAACAGTTTATTAGTCCAACCAAAGCGACTATTAGTAACATCAATTACTTCACCAGCTTTTAAGCTCAAATAACTGTAGTCAGCTTCAAACGTAACAATTAAGTCAACGCGGCTTTGTTTTAACTCAATAAAACCAAGTAGTTCAGCTTGCACTGGCTCATTAATAATGTCATAGCTAATTCTAAGTGTGTTATCATACTCATTAGCATTACGGTCTCCAGCTGGGATCTCAATGTTAACAAAGTCAGCTCTGTCTTCAATATCTCTGTTAGCAAACTCAACTTTAACGTTGTTGTAAAGGTCATCTAAGCCAGTGCCTTGGACACTTATGTTGCTCAGTATGTTAGTATCACTAAATGATGCAACTGATGTATCAGCCTTATTAATGATAACGCCCCATACACCTTCATAAACATTATAAGTCAACCATGAAGCACAAATGTTACATACACGTTCGATATTCTGTAACACATCAACGTTAGTGTCTAGCAATCCGTTTATTTGATATCTATCTGGTAATACTTGCGCGCCAGTTGTAGCATCAGTGTAGTTAACAGTTTGTTGTGAGTATGTGGTAAGTGCTGCTAATGAGCTATCAATGTCAGCTGCCGGGATGCCCGCACCATAACGTGTGTTAGTCATGTAATCGTATAACGCATCACCTGGATATATCATATCACTTGCTACGTTAAACTTAAACTCACCTAAATCAGTTATGCCCTTTTCGCGACTATAATTAATTTCGATAATAGCAAATACAAGCTCATTCATTGTGTGCGTTGCTGCACCCCAACTGGGCATAATAGTATCAGCTGTTGGATATGAACCGTTTGTGTAACCAACTGGCACTACACCATCTGCACTAGAGCCAGCGTAACAATATACTTTGGCTAGCCCATCTAAAGACCTATCAATGTTACCACTTCTATCAACAGCGTAGTCAACAGTAATACCATCAGCTTTGAATATTAACCTTTGGTTGTTTCTGTAAATGTTCTTATAAGTGTATGCTGTGGGCTGCGCTGTGCTTTCTTTAGTGCCAGTGCGCTCACTAAGTGTCATTGCAAAATACATTGTCTTTGCGTCACTAGACATCTCAGCATCGGATATAATACCACCAAAAAATGCATCACCATATAATACTGGGATTGCATTATCAGTTGACGCTTCAACTTGTAATCTAACACCACCGTCAATGCTTGTAAACACTGGTCCACGATTTGGATCTAGTAGCCCGTCGTTACCTTTGTTTGCATTCTTTGATAGTTTGCTTAATGCAAACCCAAGCAATGCTGTTTTAACAAGTGTATTACCATAGCCACCATAATTATACGCTTTCTTACCAAAGCTTACTATGTTGCTTAAAAAACTCATTGTGGAGCTCCAAAGTTAAAGTTAGTGTTAACAATTCGTGGCACTCTGTCCATTGACTCGTCTGTTGGATAAAATATCTTTTGATCAATTGGATTTGTTTTGCGACCTGCAATTTTATTTTGAAGCAATGTGACCACTGATGAACAAACGAGCAACAATGTGTAACTACCAGTGTCATCACCAATGTCTAAGTCGTCGCTTATTTCGAAGTTTGAAACAATGCCTCTAAACTTACCAGCGGGGTTACCTGTAATAGCAAGCTCTATACCAGTAACTGGATTAAAAAATACTCTTTTAAGTATAATTTGACTGCCTTTGATACGTGTTGTTAATATAGCATCAATGTTAGCTTGTGGGATGCCGCTAATTGATAGCGATAAGCTTTGTGGTGTTGCTCGTAAGCTACTGTCAGTTGAGCTAAAAGATAGCAGTGACCCTAAACCGTCGTAATTATCACCAGCAACAACATATGGCTTGTGGTAATCACTAAAGTAAAGTGTATCGTAATTTGGGATGACTAGTTTAACAAAGACGTTGGTTTGAACGCTTGTATACGTGCTTAAATCTAATGACATTATATCACCTCAGCAAATATAAACGGTCCATCCCAGTCCACTTGATTAAAGTCAAACAAGCCCCAGTTGGGGAAGTTGACACAAATAACATTCCATGATACGTTTTGCCCAACTACCAACGCATAGTTAGCAGCAGCGTCACGAACTGGACGATGCAATGTAACAACTGACTGGTCATGAGCAACATCAGCTGTAACTGTGTAAACAGCCCCTGTTGTTTCGAGTTGAATATAATCACCAGCTCTAAACTTAAACTGTCCAACGCTTAGACCACTGTCGCCAGTGACTAATGTAATAGTGTTACCACTAACAAAGTTAGCTGTTACTGCGCTTGGGTCAACTAAGTCACCTTGATATTCATTAATCCATGAATGCCCTGGGTTGTTAATGCTTATGGTGCCAACAGTAACTCTATCCAAAGCCTCAGCTTTTTCTATAATTGCTCTATAGTCTGAGTAACGAGGTCCACTTGGTAATGTAACAGCAAACTCCCATATTTGACCACCAATGCTAGTTGCACGAACAGTTCCATCTCTAGATATTGTTTGTGATACTTTCTTTCTTTTACTGATTACTATGTTTGACGCGTTGTCAATTATAGCTTGGAATGCTGTTGTCATCTCTTTATCTTCTCCTAGATGGGATAGTCTGTCTACCGGCTTCTGCAACTGAATGTATGAAAGCTGGATCTCTAGCAATCATCGCTTTGAAACTTGCTGCGTCGACTGCGTTTATATTGTATGTAACCGTTGAGCTACCCAATGGAGTGACAGTAGCTGGGCCCTGGACAAGTTCTGCACCTGCCTCTCCAACTACGCCAAACCTACCCGGTGGGATCATGCCGCCAGTAGCAAAGAAGCCGCTAAACAAACTTCCAAGTCCACCAATAATACTACCACCGCCAATTGCGCCGCCAGTAGTGCCACCAAGTCCACCAATTAACTGTTGTATATTGGATCTTAGTATAGTTTCAACTATGTCGGACATTAAGCCTCTAAACTCAAACTTACCTGTTTTAGCAAACCCAACAATAGCGTCTTCCATTCCTTTAGCTGATGTAGTAAACGCACGCTCGGCAGCAGCACCAGCGTCGGCAGCATTCTTAGCATATTCTTCAAATGCGTCTGACCAGCCATCGGCAAATGTTCTTTGCTTGTTCTTAATTGCATCAATGTCTTCAGCAGCTTTTTGTCGCCCTTTAATGGCTTCAGCTGATGCAGCATCAATTCTAGCAAGCTCGGCTAATATTTTAGAGGCGTCTGCACCCTTAAATTGTTCTTTAATACGCGCTTTGGCAGCTTCTGCAATGCGATTCTCTTCAAGCTTAATAGCTTCAAGCTCTCTTTTAAGCCCTTTAAGTCCAGCTAGTGTTACTGATTCTCTAGCTCTATCAGCTCGACTTTGTATTTCGGCTATGCTTTGGGTAACTGCTATCCTAGCATTTTCGATGTTTAACAACTTTTCTTGTGTCTTTAACGCCTCGTTACGAGCATCAGCTATTTTATTAACGCCTTCTAATTCGGAGTTAAACTGCAATTCGGTAATAGAAATAACAGCTCGAATTGCTCCAATTTGCGCTATGTAGCCCTGACCTTTTTTCTCTATAAGTTCGGCTTCTCGCAGCAGTAATGGTGCCAACGCTGCTGACTTTCTAGATTCTACATCAAATAATGCTTGTGCAACTCGTGTTTGGTCATCAGTAAGCCCAATTAAGCTTGTTTTGAAACTAAATTGCCTTTCAAACTCGGCGTTTGTGTCCTTAAATGTTTGTAATGCTTTTTGGGCTTGTGTCCATTCAGCGACAGCTAAATCTGAAATTTTACCTTGGGTTACTAATGCCTTATCTTTCGCCCTGTCCATACTTGCAGCAATCTCTGACATGTCAGTTTCTGTTTTTAGTCGAGACCTACTTAGTGCCCATGCTACTTCTGCTTGGACATTGGCGTCCTGCAATCTCTTAACTTCTTCTTCAATGCCACCAAAAATACTACCTTTTGCTGCACCGTATATCTTTTTAACGCTGTTCGAAATGCTCTCTGCTGCGCCTTCTACACCCCTACCAAACCCTCTAAATTCTATATTTTTAGTTAAAATGCCGGTTAACCAGTTAAAAGCTTCACCAAAACGTATTACTTGTTTAGTTATTCTATCAAAAGCTGCCATGAGATCTTTAATAATAACATTTTCTATGCTACCTAGCCCTCGACGAACCTTATCAAATACTGCTTCAGTAATTTGACCGTAAGTAGTAGTAGTCTCACCAAGTTTAACAGTTTTGTCGTCTAATAGAATAACTGCTGTAGTTGCTGTTACGATTGCTGCGATAGCTATACCAATGGGACCTAACCATAATGCAAACGCCCCTCCTACTCTCGCTATCCCCGCGCCGGTAGCAACTGTTGCTCCTAGACTAGCGTTGAGAGTAGCAGTAGCGGCTGCTGTTACCAACAGAGAGTTAATAAAAGCACCAAGCGCTGTTACTATGCCGGCTATAGCCACAGCAAGTCTTAATCCAATAATAGCACTTAGCGCAATCGTTAATGCTTTTAAGTTTTCGACTAAAAAGCTAGCTGCTGCGGCACCTGCTTTAAATGCATCGCCTAAATTTACTCCAAATTCTTTTGCTAAGTCTTGATTGGCGCGCAACACTGCGGCTAACTCGTCAGCAAGTTCTCTAAGTGCCGGGGTAAGTCCTGTGCCAATTGACACTAGCGTAGTATTAACTGCGCCGCTTAAATTTGATAGTGATTGTGATAATGTGCCTGCATTGGCTGCGGCAGCGCCACCAAACTTAGTGCCACCAAGCTTTACTAATTTTTCAGTTAGTTCAGTAGCATTGTCACCAACTGCAACAATGTCCTGACCAATACGTGCAGTAAGCACACCATTTTCGTTACTAACTTTAATACCAAATTCTTTTAGTCGTTCAAACTCGCCTGTAATTGAGTCAGCAAAAGCTTCAGCTAATTGAGTAAGTGACTTACCGTTTGCTGTAGCAATGTTTGAAAGATTCGTAATAGCTTGAGATGATGTGTTTACACCGGAACGTGTAAAGATAGTAAATGCTTTAGTAACATCAGTTAAGCTTTGCGGTAACCGATTAGCTAGCACTTGCATTCTTTCTAAAGCTTGGTTAGCTTTTTCTTGACTGCCTAAGTATGTGGTAAGTGTTGTTCTAAACCCTTCCATTTGTGTAGTGGCTTCAATTACAGCACTACCAAATCGTTCTAGTCCAATAGCTGCTGCGGCTGCTGCTATACCAGCAAATGCTGTTTTAAGTCCGATTAAACTGGCTCTAGCACCTCTAGTGTCGACCTTTATTGCATATTCATCAACTGTTCTGCCCATTATATTTCCCTATCTGCCTCTGAACACTTGTCTAACAATGCCCTGAATGTAATTTATTGTTGGCTTACTCATACCTTGCGGTGCTTGCTTTGACCAGCCATTGTCTAAACGTTGTGCGTATGGATAAACAGCTTTAATTGTTTGCCCTTGTAATCTCGTTTTACGTCGAGCATTGCCCGAACGTATTGGAGTTTCTTTCTTAAAAAAGTCGTATGCTTTTTTGGCAATGGGTTGCAAGTTTCTCTGAACTCGATTTAAGCGTGGGCTAATTCGACTAACCTTTAGTCTGAGCTTTGTTTTCATCGTTTCGTTTCCTTGTCGCATTGAGCATAGCTTGTAGCTTGTCAGTGGACTTATCAGTTACAGTGTGCCCGCTGTCCGAAGCACGTTTTGCTTTGTCGTTTAAGTAGCTCTCGTATTTAACCGATAACTCAGCAACTGCTATGTCAACACTGCTACCACGCTCGAGTAATTCGCTTGGTAATACACCATAGCGTTTTGATACAAAATCAACTGTTAGCCAAGCGTAAGTAGCGGGGGTTATTTGCTCGAAGCCTGGCTCACCGCGTTTCCCAAGCTATTCACCGTTGTCTCAACAACCTTTAGCATGATGTCCATTGGTAGTATACCGTCAGCTTCATTTAGCTTAACACCTTTCTCGTCCATGATTAAGTCTTCAACCAAATCAGTAAGTTGAGACATATCAGCGCCTTCTTCCATAACAGCAAGCTTCATGAACGTATTCATGTCATAGCGGTCATAGATATAGAAGTCAATAGCTTCGCCGTATTTCTCGACTAAGTCTTTGTCATCAATAGTAAGTTTAATTAGTTTGGGTTTTGCTGCAAGTGATTTTAGATTCATCGTTTGATCTCCATTCTTTTAATCAATTTATTAGCCACCATTGTTAAAAATGATAGTCTAGATCGTGCTTTTTTAATATCGTTTGATGCGCACTGTAATTCGTTGTTTGCTTTGGCTACTTCTGCAAGTATGCTTTTAGCAATTTCTTCGTCTGATTTATTATCTATTAAGTCCATATCTTTTAATCCTAAAAACAAACTCTGGGTTGTTACACCCAAAGTTCTAAGTTACTGTAATTAAGCTATTGTGTAATCGCCTGTTACAGTGATAGTTATCGGAGAAATCCATACAGGAGAATCTGCGCTAACTGTTGGAGCAAGTCCAGTAATGTAACCAACACCCGAAATAGTTTTACCTACTCCGCCAGTTGATTCATCACCTAAGTAAAGATCAAATACAACAAGTGACTTGTCGCCTGATAATCCCCAAATGCCCTTATTCTCTGCTCCACCTGTTGGTGTTGCTGCTCCGTCGCCGAAGAATGCTGTTTGATCTAAAACAATATTCATTGACAAACTGTTTGTGGCTGTAGTAGCGATCTGCTGCTTTGAGCCGGAATCTAACTGAGTCCATGTAAAGACGTCGTTAGCTGCGTTTACCGTAACGTCTTGTAACGCTGGTAAAATGTAACCCGCTGTATCTGAAATTGCTGGATCAAATATCTTAACGGTAAGTGTTGCTTCAGCGTCGGCTACGCCTGGTGCTGGGTAAATGTAAGCCATTATGCCTATCTCCTTAAATAAATTTTGTTAGTTGTAACTCGATAGTTACTACTATGTTGTCGCCTTCGTATGATATCTCACTAAAAGCTTCCCTTCTAAAAAATCCCTGTTTCAAGTATGCTTCCTTAACGCCTTTGATCGAATCTCTTACTGCGTTAAAGTTTTGGTTTTGAGTCTTTGCATCAGTTGTAAAAAATACTCGAACAGTTGTTAACTCCGCTCCAATATTTAATCCGTTTAACGCTACTATCTCATTCGCTTGTGATGTGTCCGCTTCGTCCACGTATATCGTCTTTAGATTACGTATAAAAAGTGGGGTGTCACCGGTAGTAAATGGTAGCTCTGCGCTGACACGGTAGCCGTTTATATTAAGCTGCTTTATCGCATCAAGTGCTATTGCTCTCATTATCTAATCCTCTTAAGCGCCAAATTACCTGGGTCTTTCTCAGTTGATGTAATAGTTCCATCGTCATCAAAATCATACCAATCACCGGAGTTAACTATTTCGAAGTAAAGTTTTTCGGACTTAGTATTGTAATACCCAATCTTCTCCTTTTCTCCATTAGCTTCATCACCGAAGTCAGCTACTGATGGTAAAATATACTCGCTTAGTGCCATATAGACACATAAGTCTGTAAAATCATTATACCGCGCTTTAATCTTATTAATATCTAGCGCTGGGATGTCAGCAATGCTGGTGTAACTAATACTTGTATCTCTCTTACGATAGTAGCTAACCCACCATGACGACTGTCGAATCTGTGTTAAAATCCTTTCAGTTGCCCTGATGAGTGTTGCTTCTATTACATCGTCAGTTAAACTTTCGTTTGAGTCAAAGAGGCGTGTATCACGGTTAACCACGTCGTTGTATTCAGCAAAGCTGATAACATTGTTGTTTTCTGTTATAAACGCCATCTTAAATCATCCTTAGTCTGTAGCTGAACCAACTATCTTAACACCGTGAGTGTTCTGAAGTATAGTCTGACCAACAATAGCAGTCATCATAATATCAGTAGCACGCTCTTTAGCTTGACGCTGAGTTTCCATAACAATTCCACCGCGCATTGCGTGGCCCATTGCTGATGGTGCAAATACTGCGCCAACTGCGTTTAGCTCAACGTCAACGTCTGTATCTAAGTCTTGCTTAACAAGTGATGATTCATAAATCATGCAACCAGCAACTGTGCCAATGTAATATTGACGCAATACACTAGAACCGATTTCTGAAGCAGTTAAGTTAGCTCCACCAGTTGTAGCAAGTTCTTTCTTAAGCTGTAATGCTTGACGAGGTGATAAAACAGCAGCCAAAGGACCAACTACTTTATTACTACGCAAAATTGATACAGCTTCAAAGATGTTGTCAACAGTGATAGCACTATCTTCTACACCAACGCTGTTGCTGAAAGTATTGAACAAGTTGAATACACCGCTGTCCATTTTCTCTGCAATAGCACGACCAGCACTAAAGCCTAAGTCAGCAACTACGTCGCGCTCAGCTGAGTCACGTAGCATGTCAGTTACTTTAAAGTAAGTTCCGATTTCAGCAAGCACGATGGTTGCTTCGTTTGTGTTTGTGTCAGCAGCCGATGGTGCAACACCTTCAGTTAAATCAACAGCAACTACTGCGCTGTAAATTGGAACCTGTAGTGTTTTACCTGCGTTAGCTGGGTAATCAAAAGGAGTAACGATTTGACGCGCTACTGAGTTTTCGTAAGCGGCAAATTGCGCTTCTGCTAGTAAATTGGTAAACAATTCACTGTTTAATGTTGTGTTATTAGCCATGGGTTAATGCTCCTAAGTTGGCGTTTGGTTAAATCAAGCCCTTATCTTTAGCTTGTTTGTATTTTTGTCTATGTGCTGGATTCTTCATGTCCAATTTAGAAAGATCAAAGTCACCTTTAACCTGCGACCCATCATTGCTTTGTGTATGTGCAGTTGACGGAGTAGCTGATGCAAAGTGTGGATTAGTCTTTAAAAACTCACCAACTAAGTCGTCTACAGCAAAAGGTGTTCCATCATCTTTGTAACGCGCTTTGCCCGAAACATCAATAACTTGTGTGTCCCCATACTCGTTTAGTGTTACTTGTGATGATAGTAACTGCTTAACTTGATTTGGGTTAACGCTTTTAAATTTTGCCGCTGAGTCTAGTAGTGGACTATTCACTTTATACTCACGTATAATTTCATCTCGCTTGTGGATTTCAGCATCCTTTTTAGCAGCTAAGTCCAACATGACTTTGTCAAATTCCCCACGTTTCGTTGCTTCGTCAATCGAACGTTTCTCAGCATCACTTTTGAGTTTCTTCAACTCACCAATGTCGCCCAGCTCTTCAAATTGTCGTTCAAACTTTTTGGTAATGCTCGACTTGAGCCCTGCCATGTGGTTATCAAACTCGTCTTGTGTGTAAGTTCTGCCTTGTGCCTGATTTTCTGAAGTTTGTCCAGTCGCGTCAGTTGCGTTTTCTGTTGCCGATAGTTGATCGCTCATCGTATGCGTGCCTCCTTTGGAGTGTTTAATGTAATCTTAGTTATTTATGCAATCAAAATAACTTTGGCTACAAAGAGCTTAATAACCCTTCTTTTTGCCTTTTTTCTTCTTCTTACCGTTCTTCATAAGTGCTCCTCCTATGCTCGTGTGTAACCTTGTGCTGTAAGCTCATCATGATCAGCTTGACTATTGGCAGTGCGTGTGTTACCATCAGCATCAACCATATCGTGTGACACGTATTCTTCTGCTACGACTGATTCGAGTGTCGCTTCTCCAAATACATATTCGTCGTCTTCACCTTTAAGCCATTCCAAAACTTTCTCAGCAATGGCTAATTTAACTTGTGGTGACTCTGATGTTTCAGCTGCAACTTTAAGTTGGCTAATCTCACCTGTTTTATCACGTAAGTTAAAGCTGCTTGGATACTCAACTTCACCGTCCCATTGCATACCAACATACTCAGCAACTAATTCCCAAATCTTTTCTTCAGCAAGTTCTAAGTTATCACCCTTTTCTGATAGTTTGGCGTTAAGCAATTGGAATTCAGTTTCCATAGCAACACCTGACATGCTCTTTGCTTCGATAGCACGAACAGCACCAATGTTAGCCATTTTATCAATAGCCGCTATTTGATGTTGTATTGCTGCTAGTATCTTATCAATGCTTGCGCCAGTAAACTCCAATACATATGGCTTTAAGCCTGGATCTAAGTTTTCGGGCATGTGTATTAATGAACCAGCACCAATGCCAGCGTTAGTATCACTAGTCTTAACAAGTGATGGATGACTGTCTAGTCGTATGCTTTGATCAATTTCTGATGTAGCGTTGTAAATGAACTTTTGGCAATCAGCAATATCAGCAATGTCCGAAACACCAATACCACGCACTACACTTTTCTTGTTGTATACTGCAATAGCTGGGATCTTACCCAAACCATTTGGCACCGTAACGTCTTCTAATATGCTGCTGTTTTCTTCATCAATTACTAATGTTTGGATTGTTTCTTTTGTCCAAACTTTAATAGTTTGAATTTCGTTGTTAATATCTTCAATGTATCTAAACCTATCCAATTCATAACGACCACTTGGTAGTCTAACCCACGACCAATCTAGCACTGCTAATGGTGTAAGCAATGACACATACGGACGAACCCCAGCAGCTTGTTCCTGTGCTCTATTGGTGGCACCGATGTCCGGCTTTGTTACCATAACCCAACAGTTACCAAATACTGAACTCCATGTTGACACTTCTTTCATAAACGCATCTAGTGAGCGTCCAGCAAAGTCAGCATCCTTTAGAAAGTCCGTAACTTCGGGCATACCGTCTAGTGTAGCTAAGTCTCTATCTGGTGCCTTTCTAAATAAAAATGAATTGTAAACTGATATAACACTAGCGCAATGGTTGTCCAAAGGTGTTGTGTTAAGTCGTGATTGATATTCTCCGTCCGTTTCTAATTGATAACGAACTAAGTGACGAGCGTTCTTATATTCTAAGCCGCCCATATATGATTCGAGCAAGTAGCGCCATTGTGCTTGATAACTGTCATATACATCGTTACCAGCTATTGCTTTGGCGATAGCTTCTTCTAGTATTCCTATTGCATCCATAATTGATTTCCTGTTATGCTAAACGGTGTCCCCAACGTTCTGGTGGTTGTTCTTCTTGTATGCGTGTTAAGTTCCAACGATAAGCGACATAATATGATATAGCATCAAACATGTGGTCAAAACCCGAGTTCTTATCAACAACTTGAGTTCCTTCTTTGAATGAGTATTTGTCCATACTCTCTATGCTATATTTATTATGGGGAGCTATAAACAAGCGTCTTTGCCCATCTGCTGACTCAAAACGAGCGTTTGTTGCGTTAATACGATCTCTAATAGCATCGTGCTTGCGTGGTGCTTTAACTATAAACCCAGCGTTGGTTAATAACGTGTGGTCAGTCATTCCATTAGCGCTGGTTCTTCTTTGGTTACCACTTGGGTCTGGGTAAACAAATACTTTGGATGTTGGGTAACGTAATTTGATTTCTTGTATCATCTCGTTAGTATTGGATGAGTGCATTAGTATCTCATCTATTTGGTAAGCTATGTCTTTCTCTTCAACAAATATACCCGCACATATTGGGCTAACGTTAAAGTCCATTCCAATGTGTATGATTGATGTGTTTGGAGCTGGATGCCCAACTACATTTTCTTTTCTATCAAATGCCCAAGCTACTCTGTTTTCGGATGTTTCGAACGTTGCTTCGAACTCTTGTCTAAACTGAACAAGTGACATATCACTACGTGCTTGTGCAACTTCTTTTGGACTTACAAAGCCACCTTGAATAGTTGTATACTGCCACGACTTCCAAACTTCGGGTTGATCCTGTTCC